TAACAACCTAAAGTCCATAGTCCTTTGCAAAAATTTTCTGCAACACTGAATTCGTTAAAACGGAGAATAATTCTGCGTTTTCTATGCATTCATTCAGGTACGTCAATTCTGCTTGGGTGATGTTGTAACGTGCACAAAGCGCGGAATCAGGCACTTCATACTCGTCATCATCTACTAATGACTCTATAGCATAACCGTTATGGAGACGTTTTGTTGTCTCTTCAGCCCATTCACTCACAATCTTGGTGCTTGGGAACCGTTTCCTCAAGGCCCGGATCACAGATGAATTACCAGCGTGTTTGAATGACTCAACTAACTGAGCGTTCCAATGTTCGGCTCTTCGTCGCAAGCAACCGATTCCTGGTAAATCACCATTACATGATCCAATGGGTCTTAAAATTACACCCAGATTTGTGAATACTCTTATCTCGCCGCTGTCACAGGTATAAGGAGTCATTTTTAAAAACTGCAAGTCCTCTAACCTTTCTGCAACCTCAATTGTTACAATGTAACCAACTTTTGCGGCTGCCTTCCCTATAACGTCAAGAGTTTGTGCTTTTGTCAAATTCTTTCCGTGTGTATGAAAATGTATACTAAGTCCTATACATGACATTGCTAAATTGTTAAGCATGGTTGTAAGTACTGTTCCACTATATTCAATCGGATCTTTTGATTCAAAATACACTTTCTCTTTAGGGGCATTTGGGTTGCAAATTTTCAACCTTTTGCAACACTGCTGGACACACACTTCTATAAGTTTGCTCCAGTAACTCAAGCTAAATAGCCACAACAACATATTGAATATGGTAACACCATTTGATGTGTCGCATGAGCTGATGTCTAAGTTTACCATTAAATGTCCATCGGTGCATGGGATTCCTGCTATCCCGTCATCGGAATGATAAACGAAGGTGAAATACCTCGTGTCACAAACCGCTAAGAACATATGCGCTACAATTGTTTTAACAGGTCTAAAAACAAATCTCATTCGCAGTGTTCCTTCACTATACCAATTTTCCATACAATGTTTAGCAATGGCTACTACTTCTCCGCCGATCAATGATCCTGGACATGTGTAGTCTGCTATAATTCTGGGAAACTTCATCCATCTTGCCCATTCCGGGACCTTTAACTTTCCTGTAATATCTGTCATATAATCCAACGTCAGGGTCTTTCCTTGTTCAACCATCTTGAACCAAGATCTAATCCTGAGAGCCATTTTTGGGTGTTTCTTAAAGGCTCCTTCCATGATTACGTTGAAATAATCAGATGTCAACTGCAATAATGCTAACATTATCAGTTCCCTCAACCATGTTAAATATCTAAAAAGCTTATCTGACCATAAGCTTCCTTGACACACTTCGAGATTTACTATTTGGTTTTCTCTAAGTGCTTCACACAGTCCTTTTGTTTCGGGTTTTCTAGCACCGGTAATCCTAGTCAACCCTTTCTCCAAATTTTCTTTATATTCCTTTGCGTAACAAACAGCCCCAGAATAAAAAGATGGACCAAAAACAGTTTTGTAGCCCTTTACAACCACAGAATCCGACTTACACTCAGTCGGGAAACACAACAAGCCTTTGCGGAATTCTCTCTCTATGAAACGCTTGTTTTTATTCAGTTTGCTCATCTTAACGAAGTATTTTTTGTTTCCACGTTTTGCAAATGTCAATCTACCATTTGGAATAAATGGTTTTTCGACTGTGCACAACACGTGGTATGATCTATACAATCCTAAAATGAACGAACCGGTGATCCCGACGCAGAACCCCTAGACTTGACCAGGCGTGAGACAACGCACACCATTGGCAACATCTCCAGTTGCTTGTGCGTGTTTCACTTGCTTGATCAATAATTGTTGATATGCAACAGTTGTGCTGTTGCTCAATATTTCATGGCGATAACCATCTCCTGTTGGATAGTTCTTAGTGACGACAGCTGATAATAAGTTCATGAAGGTGCTTGTTATTGTTGCACCACTGTACTCTTCAATCATCGCAGTCACAATCTCAGGGTAAATGTCCACTTCCACGTATCCATTGAATCTAAAATGTTTCAATGCATACCGGTCTGAGACATGACCAAAGAAACCCATCAAGGATATAAAGGAATAATCCATGTATGTTCTTCCAGTCAGC